AAGTCAAGCCGTTTGCGTTTACAGAGAAGGTAACTCGGTGTAGCGCAGTCTGGTAGCGCATCTGGTTTGGGACCAGAGGGTCGGGAGTTCGAATCTCTCCACCGAGACCAATAAAATCCATCCCTGCAGTCTGCAGCTCAGGAATGGTCGGTGAGTCGCTGGTACCGATTGGAAAGCTAGCCGGGTGCTGTACTGCGAAACGAACAGATAGAAAGGGCGTCACCTAGGAAGGGCGCCCTTTTGATTTAATTATTAACTGTAAGATCGTTTGTTACGGTCGTAACGTTTTGAGGTGGAAGTGGGGGTATATCACTGCCTCCACCTGATGCAGAACCATTTACAGTATTGGTATCTCCACCATTAAAGATATAGGTATCACCGGATTGAGTAATTGTTCCACCTTCTATGAGTCTTGAAACAATATCATTTACGGCTCCGCGTTCTGCATAGGCTTGAGTACCTATTCTGGTTTTTCCACTACCACTACCTCTAAAGAATCTACTGCGAATACCGAAGAGGCCGCGGCCTGCCATTTTTTCTAGTCTTCTGGCACTTAGATTTTCAATAGGTAAGAATCCATCATTTGGATCTTCATTTGCCACAACATTATAATCCATTATTTGTTTATAGCTATCCCATGTAGTATAATCATCAGGATCAAATCCAGGAGCCTTTTCTGGGAATCTAAAGAAATGTTTTTCTTGAGCCCATGTCTTTAATTCTTCTGTGGACATATTCATTAGTAATTCACAATAGACACCCCATTCGCCTTGAGGCATGCCTTGGCCACTAGTGGTTTTTATCCAATCCTTCATACCTTTTTGAATTGCTAATAATACTGCTATAGCACCTTTACCTCTATCAGCAGCAACTTTTTCCATATCAAAAGCAGCTTGAATCATAGGTGCATCAATAGAACCATCAGCTAAAGAGCTTGGAGCTATCATCATTTGTAGTGCAGCACCAGGCACTGACCCTGCAATTTTAAATGCAGCTGATATTGTCTTGCCAGGTATTGATACCCCACTCACAAGAGTTCTACCAATCATATTGTTGAGAGGGTTATATTTTCCCTTTGTGATCGTTTGGGCTTTAGCTAATACATTTGCGGCTGTTTCTGCTGCAGCTTCAACTGGATTAAGAGCAGCCACAAAAGCTGTTGCCCCTACTCTGTTCCTTATCATCATACCATAATTTTTATATCTATTTCCTCTACCTCTTTCATCATTCATAGCGGTGAATCTACGGTTTGGATCAATAGACTTGGTAGGATCTGCTACTAGTGGCTTAGTGGTAGTTGTATCTATTTTAACCGCGGATTTAGATGTGTCGGGAGAGGCTAACGCCTGTGCTTCTTTTCTAACAACCATTGCATCGGCACCACCTGTAAGTCTAGTAACTTTACCATTCTTTACACTGTAATTTTTTCCAGTAGCATCCCTAAAGGTATTTGTACCAACATTTTTTTGGAGATCTAATTTTTTCCCCTGATAATCAACTGTTACTTTTGGAATTGGTTTTGGTAAAGTTGGTGTTACTTTTGTAACCGGCGATGGTTGTTTAAGTGTAGGTGTAACCTTTGATACCTTAGGTGTTGTGTAAGGAACCTTGGTATTTTTTTTAATCTCTGAATTCTGAGATTGAATATCATTTAATCTTTGATTAATTTTGGCAATACTTAAGGTAATATTTTGATCTAATGGATTCAATACAGTTTCTACAGCTTCTTTGACCTCTGTCTTTTGTCTTGAATCCAATTTATCTACAAAAGCTTTTATTGCTGCAGCACCTGCTGCTAGGCCCAAAGCACCTTGAGCCAAAGCACCCATTGAGGGTCTGCTGGTTTCACCCGAAGATTTGTCTACTCTAGAACTTGCCTTCTGCGCCTGAAGTTTTTTATTCTGAGCCTCTAGTTGATCAAACTTATTTCTGTCTTGACTTTTTAAAAAGGCCGTAAAGTTTTTATTGAGTCCCTCAACACCATCACCGACACGATTAATGCCCTCAAGAGTATCGGCATTAAGTTTCTTTTGCTCTTCGAGCTTCTGGGCTAGGTTTGTTAAACTCATTTAAATACCCTGCGCAACCTTTCTTTCTTCGGCTATTCTTTTCATTTGCTCGATCAATAGATTTACATAAATTTCTCTCTCCCATGGCATCATCGATTCTATGTCGCTGAGTGAATAGTTATGGTTCTCCATTAATTGAAAATTCACTTGATAAAAATTCACTAGTGTGTCATGTGAGAGAGCTATTAAAAAAAATCCTGTAATCCCTGTAATGTATATTTATTCTCTTTTTTACATTTTTCACAAGTAAATTCTGCATCATGTTTCAATGATGGTAGATTGTTTACATATTCCAAAATCTTTTGATAGTGATCAGTAGAAAGACTATCCATAAATTGTTTAATTTCTTCTTCCGGTTCATCTTTAAATAAGAATGTATCATCTTCTGTATGAAGTGTTTGTAGGCACATCAAAGATAAGTTATAAAGAATCTCAGTATAGCTTTCACCTTCTAGGATCTTTTCTTTTTGAATTGCATCCTTATATTTTGGAAATCCCATTACCAATTCAATATCATCATTTAATTTGATTTTTGGATTTGGAAATTCTTTTGATTCAATCTTAATAGTAGATACATCAATATCAACTGAGTTGGGATGCTCACATTCACATCTCAGCAAGATAGTACTTGTCTCACCAACTGACTTTGATCTAATCTGTAAGAACATATATTCAACGTCAAATGTCGATAGATTATTAATGTCTATATCTTCTTCGATACATTGTTTTACTATATCAAGAATAGCCTGAGCTGCCATTAGACTATCATCAGATTCAAATGCCATAAGCAATACTTTTTCTTCACCTACATTGTAGGGTCTAAAATGAATCTTTTGTTGGAGAGAAGGTAATACTGTATTAAATTTAGGATAATTGTTTAGTTTGGGTAGAGCCATTTCAAAGCCTCATTAATTAAAAAATATTATTTACAAACCCTATAATGTTAGATCTAATTGTACTAGTCAAAGCATCTTTAAGATTTGATGGAGATACGATAAATGGAGCTTTCCAGTCAGTAAAACTTAATTGAATATTTAATTCAACTATACCATCCATCTCATTGTTTAATTGTATTGCATTCATAGTTGTTGGGAATGCATCAATAAGTTTACATTTATAGATCACAAGATCGTTTAGTTGATCATTAAGACCCAAAATAGTTTCGCCAAGTTCAAAGTCAGAAATTTTAGGAAGAACATTTCCTATACCACTTGAGAATTCCTGTCTATATCTTTGAGGTAGGCTCTTGACTTTTTTAAACTGTTCTATTTCAACATCTCTAGAATAGTCTTTTTTGTAACCTACTTCATATGTATTTGTGTTTGTTGCAAGGTTTTGCCATGTTTCAAAATATTCCCTTACACCATAATCATTAAGAACATGGAATGTCATAGACACATCTTGAATTAAAAATCCATTGGCAATACGCTCTTGTATTAAACCATAATTAAAAGTATTGGTAGTAATCTGCCTACCAGGTAATTGAACATCCCTACAAAGTATATTCATTTCCTCAGATCTAGCCCCAGGAAGGCTTGGAAGCTTTACGCGCCATAGGTTATTACGGGCAAGGCCACCTTTAGCACTTACTAAACTTTTAAACTGATCAACTGTACCAGCCATTAGATTTTCCTTCTTGAATCAGAATATACTTTGTTCTTACCAGCCTTTTGGAAATCAGCGGTAGGAAGAAATGTAGCAATCTCCCACTCAGGAGCTTCTACTCTGGCAAATCTACTTCTGACATGTTCATTTAAATAATGCTTTACACATGGTTTAAAGTGTTTATATTTACCGGCTCTCTTTAGTAGATTATATGAAACATTAAATTTAGTTGTCTCATCATATCTTTTGTTATTCGTAATATCTAACAGACTATCCAAGAACTTGGCTCTTAGTATTGGTGGTAGATAATGAAGATTGAGACCCAAGAATCCCTTTTCTGCGGGACCAATAACAATCACTAAAGGAAAGCTATCATAGTAGGGCAGAGTTGATTTTAATTTTGGGTCATAGAAAAACATATACATTGAACCAACGATTTGTCTATTCGACAATTGTATTGGTTCTTCTTTCATAAGAGCGTTTCTATTTACACTTCTCATAGCCGAAGCCTTACGACGAAACCATTCACGAGACTCCTGAGTTCGTGGTGTAATCCCGTTGCGGAAAGCTTCCATTTCTAATTTGTAAAATAAATTTGACATACCATTATTTATCTACGTTTTTTCACTTTTAGGGGTTTTAAAGGTTTAAGAGTTCTTTTTGGTTTGGGCAGAATACCCATTGAAGATAATTCTTTCTCTGTCCAAACCTGAAATCCCCAACCTCTATCAGCTGCATAGTTTTGAGCTGCAGCCCATTTATTCATATTCTTTATGTATGTCATTCCTTCAGAGATATACTTTTTTGTCTTGCGACCCTTGAACTCTGGTGGGGATGTTTCTTTCTCTGGTTTGATCTCAACTAAAAAAGTCTTGCCATCACTGTAGGTAATTTTGAGATCCATGAAGTAACGATGATACTTTTTGTCGACTTCATAGAAGTAGGGTATAACAACCTCTTCTGATGACCAAGAACGTATTGACGAATTTTCATCACACCACTTAAAAGCATTTCTCTCCCATAAAGATCTAAATATTACATTATCTGGATCACCTTTATACTTGGTTCTGTTCTTTACCTTATATCTTCCAGAATATGCCATAATTACCTTATAAATACTTTAAAGTTTTTTAATATTTATTAGGATAAAAACCGTTGCGTATCAAAATCACAGAAGGCAATTTGTCATATAACTTTCCAATAGAAAATAATAGTGACTATAAGGCCAAAGTTCAGTTTAGAGCTACCCAAGAAAGCTATGCAGGATTGTGGGATGCTGGTGTTTCAGTATTTGGCAGCCAGGTGCAAGCGAATATTCCAAATGAAAGCTTTATCCCAAATAAAGATCTAGCTAAGAAAGCACAACAATCTATTGATGTGCAAAAACATAAAGGTATAAGTTACTCCCAAAAGTTAAGAAACAACAAAACAATTAAAGGCTCCGTTGAATTATTTTTACCACAATCTATACAAATTGCAGATAAAATTGATTATACTCAGCCTGAATTAGGTATGCTTGGTGGAGCAGCCTTTATGGGAGCCAGAGCAGCTGCTATGGGTGCTTACGTTGGTGTAGGCACTATGATGGATGCCGGGTCTAAAATGGTTGGGCAGACACTTGGAGCTTTGTTTAATGGCAATCTTGGTAATACAGCCACTTCACTTGCTGTACAAAGAGCAGCCCAAAAAGCTAGTATGCCAGAGGTTTCAGGTGCGGTTGCATCAGCAACAGGCATTGCCGTAAATCCAAATAAAAGAAATATTTTAAATGGCATTGCTCTAAGATCATTTAGATTTACATTTAAGTTGATACCCCGCACCGCTGAAGAGTCTCAAAGGATAAAGGACATAATTTATTTCTTTCGAAAAAATATGTATCCATCTCTAACTGATGATTCTAAAATATTTGATGGTGAAGATGAAGGCATTGGTGCTACATCAGCTGGAAATGAAATTTTAAACTTTGAGGGTATGTCTGCTGGTTTAGAATACCCATGCAAGTGGGAAATTGAAATGTATTATCTTGGTGAAGATGTATATGGAGAAACCTGGACTAAGATAGGAACAGAAATTCTGCCATGTTTCTTAGAATCATTTGAAGCTGTTTATAACCCAAACACTATGGCATTTCATACAGATGGATCTCCTCAGGAAGTAGATATCTCTTTAACCTTTGTTGAAGAACGTGCCATGAATGCTACTGATATTAAAAAGCCCGCTCCATTAGAATCTACCTTTTAGAAAGTTTTAAACTATGCCAATGTTTGCTAATTTTCCAATTACAACCTATAATTTTGGTGAAGAGACATCAAATGTTTTATTTGATAATATCACCACCTATATAGATCTTGTTGATGAATTTAAAGATGATTTAAGTTATTACTCAGAATACTTTATTCAGGACGGCGAAAGACCGGACATACTTTCTTACAAACTTTATGGCACAACTGAATATTATTATCTATTTTATCTTTTAAATGATAAGTTAAGAGTAAGTGGCTGGCCGCTAGATGAATCTGAATTGATTGAAAAGGCAAACGAATTCTACCCACACAAAGCAATTCAGACTGATAACAACATAGCAGTAGGAATGTATAAAGGTGATTGGGTTGCATCTAGTGATTACAACACCGTAGAATATCCAAGCTTTAAAGGTAAGATCATAGAGAAAAATCTCATGCTTGGACAATTAATTGTAGAGCCAGCAACTGAGATCAGAGACATTAATATTACTAATCCAGGTTCTGGATATACATCCCCTCCCACAGTAACCATAACAGGTGGTAATGGTGAAGGCGCAACAGCAATCGCAACAATTGCCAATGGATCAGTAACAGCTGTTACCATTACTAACAGAGGCACTGATTATACATCTATACCTACAATTACTTTATCATCTCCTCAGGTTGGTGCTAATACAGCAACTGCTGATGCTCTTATTTCATCTACTACAATTAACGCAGGTGACAGATTATATTCAGATCCAGGTGAAGACAATATTGACAATTGGAACCAGGTACCAAGTTCTATTCCCAACTTTAGAGTTGTAGGAGTAAAGGATCAAACTCTTGGTATTCATCATTATGAAAATGCAGATGGGGAATGGATTGATCTGGATGTACTAAATACTGGTGGAGTTAATATATCCCAATTTGTTGGAGATACAACAGGCGCTGGTGGAGTAACATACCGCCAACAACTACGTAAAGAAAATGATGAATTAAGACAAATAAATGTTTTTCTTCCACGAATTGCACGACAGCTGCATTTACAATTTAATAAACTTTTAAGGGTTTAACATGGCCTATTTGACGCCAGAATCTTTTGATTTAGGTTCAGTATACTTTTATACAAATCGCATGTCGGTTGATAATCCTAATGTTGATAATAAAATTGACATTAAAGAGGGTATAAGTGAATTTAGTATATATGAACATCTAGGTAAGGCATATCTTACGGCTGAGATGATATATGTGGACGATCTTAATCTTTTTGAAATGCCTGGCATCATTGGCACTGAAAGAATTCAATTTAATATTTCTACACCTCTTACTGAATCCGAATCAAATGTGTTTACGACTACCAAAAACTTTGTCATTAATGGAATAAACAAATTTAATAAACACAATGAAGGTACATCCGTATATCATATTTCTCTTATAGAAGACCATGGATATTTTAATTATGTTCAGAAGATCAGTAAATCTTATTTTGGTAGTGGCGAGGATATTATACAAACTATATTAAAAGACAATCTTAAAAAAGAAATTGATTTTGAATTTAATGACGGTAATCCATTTAGAAAGTCAGTACAGGGTGATATGAGGTATAATGTACCATTCCTTAAACCTCTTGATGCAGTAAAGGCTATTCTTGGTAAAATTACAACTTCTCATGGAATGCCATATCTACTCTATTCAAGTATACACAGTGATAAACTTATTTTTACCGATCTAGAAACACTACTTGAAAAGGAACCATTTAATAAAGATAGAGCAGCTACGTTTAATCCGACCATGTCCTATACTTCTGGTAACTTTATAGAGCAGATGTATAATATAAGTAAATATTCAATAACATACTCTACAGCAGAAGATACACTTAAACTTGCTCAAAATGGCGGTCTAGGGTTTAGATATGAAAACGTTGATACTAATGATGGTACGTATTATAATCAAAGTATGAATCTTAGAAATTTTATTGTGCCTTGGTTGGAAAATATATTTGATAAAAATGCATTGGGCTTTTTGGTAGATGATGATGTATTTGATCCTGATCCTTCAAACCAGAATGAAACAAATGTATCAGCACCGACTTTAGGTGATTATAATTCTCAGGTGTATACTACTCTCAAGTCAAGTAACTTTGCGCCTAATAAAGAAAAAGGTATAAATGAGTCTCGTTCATTTCTTAATGATGTAGTAAGAGATGCTACTATGCATTATCTCACAAAAAATGTTTATGATATTGAAATGGCTGGTATGATATGGCTGGCCACTGATACGTCAAGAAGTGTAGGCGGCCAAGTTAACATTGCTGTAAATCAAGATACTGGTTTAAGTACTAATCAACATAATTATTCTTTAACAGATGATAAAAGATCTGGACCTCATTTAATAATTACTAAAAGACATCTATTCACACCCCATAATAAAAAAACAAGAGTAAGTGTTCAGGTATCAAGACTAGCCAACAGAGTATCTAAAGTAGGTGTTCGTGTAGTTGAGAATCAATCTTTGGTCGGGAGAGTATAATGTATTATGGAGATAAGACCCGTTGGTTTATAGGTACCGCAATTGAAATCAATAAAGATTTTCCTGGGAAGATTAAGGTAAGAATATTTGGTATTCATGGACCCGATATTGATAATGCCAATTTACCTTGGGCAGACATTTTAATACCCACCACAGAAGCCGGGACATCAGGTATTGGTAAAATACCTCAGATACATCCACCGGCTAGGGTTTATGGGTTTTTCTTAGATGGTGAAAATTCACAGTCTCCTATTGTATTAGGATCAATGTTTACCACAGAAAGAGAATCAGCAACCCAACAAAGATTGAGAACCACTGTCAATAGAGGTTCCACAAGCAGCAGTGTAGACGCAAGTAGTACTATTAAGCATGATGGGTTTATACAACCCAATAATCTTATAAAGAATTACAATACAGTTGAAAGGGCTGCTGGTGGTTACGGTTCATCAGCCATGGTAAAAAAATCTGTAATTATTATGAGTTATCTTACCCAAAATGGATATACACCATTACAAGCTGCCGGTATAGTAGGCAACCTCACAAAAGAAAGTTTTAATGCAAAGGACAATGTGTATTTTGATCCTACTGCTTTGGGTGACAACGGTAATTCTTATGGCTTGGCACAATGGAATAATAGTGCTAATGCAGGATTTAGATGGAATAAATTAAAAAATTATGCCAACCTTAGAAATTTACCCGAAAGTGATTTCTTTGGGCAGTTGGGTTATTTGGTTAATACTTTAAACGGTTCATTAGGTGGTAAAGATACTGATGCGTCAGAATATTCTTATGTGCATCGTAGGCTCATAAACAGTAATAGAATAAACGGTCCTAAAGGTGATAATAACGCAACGTGGGTTTTTCTTGATAGATATGAAAACCCTGCTAATAAGGATAGTGAGTATATTACACGGTCTAAATATGCAACAGATGCCCTATCTTGGTATGAAGCATCTATTAATGGAGTATAATTATGTCACTGTCAAATGATCTTAACTTTATTGCGGCTACCGTAACATCAACTGCTAAAAAATTAGACCACTCTGTAAAAGAAAAATTAAATGATGCCCAGGCCCAACAAATACTTGAAAATACATCTAAGGCAGGTCTTAAAGTAAATGAGGAAATAGGTGGTATAATATCTTTAAATGCCTCTAGTGATATGATTAAAAACGTAGAGGGTAGTATACCGACTCAATCTATAGGCCAACTACCAATCACAAAGCTTACTTCAAATATGAAAGGCCTGAAGGCAACACTAGAACCTGTTGCATCTACAGTGCTTAAAGAAACAAGTAAAAATCTTACTAATGCTACCCTTGCAGTTGAAACAAATTTAAATGAAGTTATATCGTTGGGGTCAATAGAAGCAATATCATCATCGCTAAAATCTATTGT